ACCTTCATTATCACCGTTTAAGTTCAAAGAAATTTTAGCATATTCCCCATCCGCCGCGTCAGTATCAACCGAAACTGCAGAGAAGCTCGCTGTATTAAGTGGAGCAACTGGATATACTAATGCTGATTTCTTTTTCCCGTCAGTACCAGTAGTTGTACCATATGGTAATCTTGAGACATAAACATTGGCGTCGCTGTTAAAGACTTGGCGAGCAGAATGATAAAAATATCTCTCAGCGGCTGTGGTTGGTTTTCCGTAAATTTCTTCGAATTCAGAAAAGCTGCCTACATTAAAAATTTCATCTGTAGGTCCTTGATTAGAGAAACCAGCGATAAATACACTTGTACCTACAGGGCCTGCAGCGCGCTGTGTCAAATCTATTTCTCTAATTTCTACACCAGGTGATTGGATTGTTCTTCTACTCATAGTTAACCTTTAAAATTATTTATTGTATCTCAGCCCAATAAATTAGTTGATTTCGCAAAATAGACACTATAATATAAATATATGAAAGGTATAATTCTAGCTGGTGGTACTGGGTCACGAGTTTACCCATCAACTAAAGTTGTGTCAAAACAACTTCTTCCTGTTTATGATAAGCCTACAATTTATTATCCGCTTTCTACTTTAATAAAACTAGGGATAAAAGATGTAATGATTATCACGAACGGTGCAGCATATCCGCATCTACTTTCTTTGTTTAAACAAGAAGACGGAAAGAGTAAGCCATATCTTGGAATTAATTTTACTTTCAAAATTCAATCAGCTCCAAAAGGTATTGCAGAGGCTCTTATTATAGCTGAAGAGTGGCAAGGAGATGATGATGTATGTCTAATTCTAGGAGATAATATTTTTACAGGTATAGAACCTTTTTATTGGTCAAAAAATTGTGGAGCGCATGTTGTGGGTTATAGAGTATCTAATCCTTGTGACTACGGGGTAATAGAGACAAATGATGTAGATGGACGTAAAGCTGTCAAATCTATAGAAGAAAAGCCCATGGATCCAAAAAGTAATATTGCAGCGACTGGAATTTATTTTTATGATAAGACCGCTGGAAAAAGAGCTAGAAATCTTACACCATCTGCTAGAGGGGAATTAGAAATTACCGACCTAAATAAAAGTTATTTAAGCGATAACTTGTTGTGCTACAGTGAGTTAGATAGTAACTACGCTTGGTTTGACACTGGAAATCCAGACGATTTATTTGCAGCTTCTATGTATGTAAAGTCTATTCAAGATAGAACTCAAACTATGATTGGTTGTATAGAAGGAGAATCTTACAAGCAAGGGTTTATTACAGAAGAAGAATTTCTCATAATAAAAGACAAAATGCCTCAGTGTAGTTATAAGACAAATATGGTAATGAGTTATTGTTTTGATTAGTGATGGAGTTAATTGATTTTGTAATCATCGGACCGTCGAGATCTGGTTCAAGTCTTTTATGCTCTATGTTAGACTTACACCCTAATATACATTGTCAATTAGAGCATTTCTACAGACCTAAGTATGAGGAATATGTACAGACATATAAAACAGAAGATTCAGTTGAGATATATAATCAAATAGCAAAAGAATGGAATAAAACAAAGGAGCTTCCTTCAAACCCTTTAACAGGTTTTAAATTTTTATTCAATAACCATCGACCAGAAACAGAAAGACTATACAGAAAACTTTTAAGAAATAATGAAATAAAAAAAATTCTTATCACTAGGAACCCGTTGGAGAGATATATTTCAAATAAGATTGGCGCAGTCGCGACAGTGGAGAGTAAAAACTGGTTAGGTACAAAACTACATGGTACAAAAATGAGATTTGATCAAAAGGGATTTCTTAATTTTTTAAAAAAGGATAATTTAGCTTATGATTATGCATTGAGGACTGTACAAGGACCATTACTTACAATTGACTATACAGACACAACCAACACGACCGCTTTTAAAGATATTTATAATTTTTTAAATATACCGGATAATCCTACAACACTACTCGATTGGGGAGGATCAACGAAACAAAATTATACACAAATGTCTTATAAGGTGGAGAATTTTACAGAGATGGTAGAGTATCTCAGAATAACCCCATATAAAAAATGGTTAGTATAATTATATAAATAATAATATGAACCGGAGACAGTTTATAGGGTCGTTAGGTTTAACATTTGCGTTACCTCAATTAGAAGTTTTTGGTAGTACTACAACAGATATAAAAAGATTAGCAGTAGTATATGTACCCAATGGTATAAACATGAGCCATTGGACACCGAACGGGTATGGAGATATTATTGATATACCTAATACTCTATCTCCTCTTCAAGATCATTTAAAACAAACTCAGGTCATTTCTGGTCTAACTCATGATAAAGCTAGAGCAAATGGCGACGGGGCTGGAGATCACGCAAGAGCAGCTTCTACATTTTTAACAGGTAAGCAGGCTCACAAACACGAATCTAAAATTAGATCTGGTAAATCTGTCGACCAACATATTGCAGACAAGTATAACGGAGTTACAAGATTTGATAGTTTGCAGATTACAGGTAGTAAGTCACGTTTAGTAGGTAAATGTGATTCTGGTTATAGTTGTGCCTATCAATATAACTTATCTTGGAAGAACGCCCAACAACCAATGGCCGCAATGCATGACCCGCAAGATATTTTTAATAGACTCTTTAATGTTAAGACATTAGAACAAAAACAATTAGCGCAGAAAAAATCTATACTTGATTTTGTCTTAGAAGAAAGTAAAACTCTCGAAGGGAAATTACCAGCATCAGATAAAGTTAAATTAGACGAATATATGTATGCTGTAAGAGAAGTTGAGAAAGATTTACAAAACAGAGAGCGCTTCAAACTCGATAAAGATTTTAACTTTGATTTTGAAATTAACAAAAAATCTGATAAAATAAGATTATTATACAAGTTAATGCATTTGGCATTCTTAAATGATACAACAAGAGTCGCTACGTTCTTAACTCAGCATGATGGTTATAATGGTCCTCATAGAGAGATTGGTATAGCAGATGGGCATCATAGTTTATCTCATCACCAAAAAGACCCTAAGAAACTACATCAACTTGCAATGATAGATTTATATAATGTAAGGTTGTTTTCTGAATTTATTTCTGATCTTAAAAAAGATAACTTGTTAGAGAGCACAGATGTAATTTATGGTGCTGGTATATCAGATGGTAACAGACACAATCATGACGAGTTACCTGTTTTATTAGTCGGTGGTAAAAATAAAGGCAAACACTTTAGAGTTGAGAAAGAAAAACCTATGTGTGATTTATTTGTTAGTTTACTACACAAACATAATATAGATGTTCATCACTTTGGAGATTCCACAGGAGAGCTTAACGTAGTTTAAATTAATTTAGACTCAAGTCTAGTAAACGAAAATGTTGCTCCGGCAACTATTTCATCTGTATTGTTATAATCCCATTGTATTTGAGATAAAGCTGTAGGAAAAGCTCCTACATAATCCCACTGTATTTTTCTATTTTCATATTCGTCTAAACCGTAAACAGTTAAATTAGAGGAATACACAGAAAGTAATTGTGATGGATTATTATATTTTATAATTTCATCTTCATTTACTGTACCTAATTGTACATCATTGATTACGTCTAACCATTTATATATTGCCCAATAATTTGAATATTCGTTGTCTATTTTAAAATTAAAATCAAATTCACTATATGGAGATCTTGTGTGAGAGCTAACTTTTATAGATTGAGCACCATACGGGATAACTTTTTCTGGTACAATAATAGATGGAGTTACAGTACCAGTAATAGATATTTCTAAACTATTAGCATTAATGCGATTAGTGTTTCTATTTATATTATCTGTAATTTCTTTTATACCTTCAGGTAAGTTTAAAACTAAGATAAATTTATCTTGTCTATTTTTATTTAGAGGTGCTTGTTTCATACTCTTGTCCAGCCTTCAGCTTCTAATAATTCTATATCATTTACTTCACCGTCGCCAAAAATATTTATGTCTTCAAAGTAAACTGGCGGGGGACTCCAGCTATCATCTATGTCCTGATATTTATAATCTTGCAAGAAATTACTGAACTTTTGATCAATATATGCGCCAAGTTCTAGCTTAGCTGGTCGTTGGTTACTATCAATATCTAGTACATTGTAATATCGTTGTACAATACTATTTTCTAATATTAGTAATGCCCACGTCAAAGCCATTACTCTATCATCTGCATCATATCCAGGTTGAGCAGCCCATGACCCATTTGGGTAACGTACGAAGTTTTTAAGTTCTTCAACAGCGAGTTTAGATTTTAATTGTACACATTTT